AAACACGTATTCTCCTTCGTATATCTTGCTATTAGACTTTAATATCTCTCCAAGCATTTTTTCACCACCAGTTTCTATACATCATCAAGGAATTAACGGTCACGATTGTTCCTTCTTCCAGAGGAATCTCTGCATCTGGAGCATAGGCGAATGACCCCCCGTAAACATATCCGTTGTTCTTTGAGTTATACGCACTCATTATTCATCAACCCGCAATCACTTAGAGGCAGATTCAAACATGTAAGAGTGGTCATGCTTCTCCAGCTTGATTTCCGCAACGAAAGGATTTTCCTTGGACGGCTCCTTCTTCTGCGGTTCGTCCTTTTTAATTTCTTCCACAAGAGAAGCAATCTTAATGAAGTTGGCTTCAGCGACAGCAACCTTTACTTCTTCAGAGTCCAAATCAAGACCAGCGACTTCCGCAATCAAGGCGGCACGCTTGGCATTCTTACTTAGCTCATAGGAAGCAATGACAGCTTTCTGTTCCTCAATCTTCTGTTCAAGTTCTTCAATGCGCTTTGTCATTGCGTCAATTTCAACTTCGGATTCAGTGGAAGCAACTTCCGCAACAGTTTCAGTTTCTTCGGTTTCCTCTGCGACTTCGGCCTTTGTTTCCTCGGGCTTCTCTGCTTCGGGTTCCTCGGCAACTTCAACATTTTCTTTTTCTTCCTGTTTGATTTCCTCGACCTGTTCAGCGACTTCGGCCTGTTCAACAGGTACGTTGTCTTCAGCAATCTCCACCTGTTCGGCTTCAACCACTTCAACGGTCTCGGTTACTTCAACAGTGTTTTCAATAGACTTTTCCAATTCGTCTACACCATCCTTCCTTGTTAGTTTTACTTCGTAGACATCAGTAATTATCAGTCCTTCGTCGGTCACGGTATATTCCATCTTGAATGTCTGCGCTGTCTCGTAGATATACAAGATTGCACAATCAGGACAGAGGCGCTCGATACCAACTTCCGTAACGTCGTCGGCAAACCATGTATTAACGGCTTGCCAGACCCACATCCGCATGGTATCAATGTTCGCTTCCGCAATCTCGATGTACCGTGTGTACTTGAAGGATTCTTCAATAATCTTTCCACTGTCTTCCTCAGCAACAAGTGCCAACGCCTTTGCGCTCCTTTCGGCAGGGAAGCTAACCATTGCCATGCCGATAAGGAAGTTTCCCTTTGCCGCATCAATGTACTCAATGCCATTGCGACGGTTTGTTTCTCGTGCAATGATTTCAAAGGAGAAGTTTAAATTCCCTTCAGCAAACAACTTGGTAATGGCCTCCATTACCTTGCGGTTCCTTTTAGGAACACGGGCAGTTCCGATTAGAGCAATGCCGTCTGCTTCAACCAGTTTCTCAAAAGAATAGAACGAGCCAATTTGTGTGGAGTGGAATCTTCCCTCGTTATCGAGCATATGCCCGAGTCCACGCAAGTCTCCGTTCTCAATCTTCTTAATGTCGGCAAACAGCGGCAAGCACCTTAAAGCTTCTTCATTTTTGATAACATCATCAATGAAGGCTTCCGTAACGGCCATGTTGTTCTTGTTCGGATTTGTGGTCAACATTCTTAGCCTAATGGACATATAAATGTCGTTGGCTATTTCCTGTTCACCAATGGAAATTACTGATGCGACGAATGTGTGCTTCTGCGAATCAGCAAGGTTTTCCTCACTGAACTTCGGTCTTAAAAGTTCTTTCATTCATGCACCAACTTTCTGCTGCGCAAAGGCATTAACATAAACCCGTAGGAGGACAAGCTTATATCAAACCAATGCTATATATACTAAACGGGCGCTGTTGCTTAACACCCGGTTAGAGCATCATGTTGCCAAGTTACAAGCTTCCTTCCGGATTGCTTGGCTTTGGCATCTTTCCACGCTCTGCGTCATCTGGCGGAGAGTTGCGCTCGCTATCATCGAGCGCTTTTCTCCCCCTTGTTTCTTCGTCGGGACTTACGCTGTCTCCGCTCGGAGATTCAGGATTCCCGCCTTGACTTGTTTCGTTGTATGTCTTGGGAGCGTTGTCCAGAATATCGTGAATCCCAATATTCCTTTCATGTTCCCTACGGATAACTTCATCGTCCATGTCATAGCCCATTGTGTTAAGCATTGTCTCGTAAGAGAGAACGCCTTCTTTCCACAGGGCGAGACATGACTTTTCAAGTTCTTTGCGTCCGTCCATTTCAAGGGGCATAAAGATGAATGTGGGAACGCTGCTGGAGCGTGTCTTTGTCACACCCTTCTCGTCTCCATTCATCCGCATGTTTATCTTGTTCATGATTTCAGCGAAGGTATCCATGGCCTGTTGAATACGAACCGCAACAGTCTTCATGCTTACCTGTGCGCTTGCGAAGGTCGAACCGTCTTGGCTTACACCGCTGACGATAATTCCGCTCACACCACCGCTTGATAAGATGTCGTTGTTTGTCTGCCTGTACTTGTCCCACTGGAACAAGTCCTGCATATTTGATTGAACAAACTTGGCTTCCGACAAATGATTTGTTACAACCAGCGGATAACCAGACATTCCTTTTTGGAACAAGCGCTGCACACTGTTCAGTTCTGGCCTTGACGGAAGATAACCGTCATCTTTTCTGATGTCGCCATACTTAACATGAACAAACCCACGGGTTCCCAAGTTGACCGCTGCGTCCTCGTACTTGCTAATCAAAGCCTTCTTTGACAGAGGGACGAGAGCGGAAGCAATCATTGGAATGGCATATCTTTGCCAGTCTTCTTTCGGGGCTTGCATGACAAACATGTTCTCGGGATTCATCTGAACCCACTTGTCTCCACGCTTTACACCTTCTCCGATTTCGGGAGGATAGCCCTCTAATATTTTCTGAAGCTTATCGTCATCGTAAAACTTCTTGTTCGAGCTTTGCATAAAGCCGCTTACGCCATTTGCGATTGACTCCACATCATATTCCACGAGAGGGTCTCCGCTCAACGACATGTTCGTTATTCTGCACTTGTGCGGAGGCAATGTAATAATATCTCCGTTAAATAGATAAATATACACATTCGCATATTTAAAATACTGAAGCGCAATAGACTTCCACTTATCAGACAATTTAATTCTTGTATAATAATCCATGAACTTTGTCCGTGTCTTTGCAGTTCCGCCAATCAGCTTGAAGGGTGTTGTGGAAGCATAAGGCGTGTAAACATGCTTAATGATTCCACGATAAACCGCATCGGCATCGGAATAGTAATCACTCTATTCATAGAGCAAGTTAATGTTTTTCTGCTTGTCTCGAAGAATGGAAGTATAGTCATATCCTGTCACGCTTCCAGAGAATGTAATTCCGTCAGTAGAAAAGGAGCGGACGGTTTTGCTTTCCATGGACTCCACGTCTGCACCAATGCAAACTTTGTCTGGTTCATTTTTTTGTTCAGAAGCTACCGTTCTTAGGTCTCTCCTGAACCAATCAAAAAATCCCATGTCCTATTTACCTCCATTCTTTAAAAGTAGGAAGCAACTCCAACCACAATGTCTCTTGTTCTTGCATAGCGGCTTCTGATTTGCTTCGTTTCAAGTTCCGTTATAAAGCTGTTCCCCATGGCAATGGAGGAATATCTATCTTTCTTTTGACTTGGCCTTGCTGTGCCATAGGTGTAGTTGCCAGCTTGTGTGGCCGTGGCTACCACATTGCCCATTTCAATTTGCAAAGCATCTGTCTCAATGTAAATGGCTTGCTCTTTGGCAGTCATTACTTTTTTCCCGTTCTCTTTTTCCTCTGACTCGTCATCATCAAAAGAATCGTCAATGATAATTCGTCCGTCCATGATTCTCCGAGAGTTAACGGGGAACTCAATCAATCCCTTTTCGAGCGCATACCGCATATCTGTTGCCAGCTTCTGGTTGTTTTCCGTGCTTCCACGGAAGCCACGAAGGATTGGCTTGGCATTTGGTATGTAGCTAATCTCACTATCCAGCACCAGCGGAGGATGTTCCTTCCCTGTTTCCGGGTCTACCCAAGGCTTGTTCATAAGCTTGGGAAAGGATTCACCAAGACCGTTCTGGTCAAACACAATTCGTATGGTATTTGGAAACTTCGTGAGAAGCCTTCGCATTTCATTGGCTTGCTCGTCTATCCCCATTCCCCTAAAGGAACGAATAAAAACAAGCTGCCGCATATATGACCCGTCTTCTCTCTCCGCAATCTTCCATATGGACACAACGCTGTTGTCTGCCGTATTTGAATTACTCAAGGCAATGTCAAGGGATATTACATATTGCGACGTGCTTCCCTTTGGCTGTATCGTCTCAACCCTCTCCAGCGTCCTGCATGCGTCCGTTAACTCATACGGGAAGACGCTGTTTGATTCCGCTCCGAGGAACACGGATTCGTATTCCATCAAGAACTGTGCTTCAGGAAGGTTCGCCCTCTCCTGTTCAAAGAAAGATGCTTCTGTTATTCCTGTCCGCACAGCAAAGTCTTTATCAAGAACAATAGAGAAGTAGTCCTTGTCGCCCGTTCCCATAATTTTAGATACTCCCACGAAGTCATCGTAGAAGTCGTTGGACTTCAGGCAAGCCGAGGTAATCTTGACCACCTTACTGGGGTAGTCTTTAATGCCGTTGGTAATACAAACACCACGGGTGTAGTTACGGACAGGCATAAAAATCTTGCTGTCTTCCTTTAGCTTTACTTCGGGAGACTCGTCAATAATCAAAATCTTCGCACGCATACCACGCATGGAACGAATGGGCATGGCAATAATTTGGGAGCCATTTTTAAACACGCAGGAGCCGCCGTTGTTTCCATACTTGATGGCCTTGCGGTTCCCTGTGCTTGCCTATTCATTCATGAGATTGATATTTGTCCGTGCTTCTTTTTCAAGTTTCTTTAGAATTAGTGTCGCCTGTGCGCCAGTTCCAGAACAACACACAACGATGGTGTCTGGATACAGCATGCACATCACGGCGCTGCATATGGCAATCAGCCAAGTCTTGCCAGCACCACGGCTCTGCACAACATCCAGCGTATGGCTGTTGCCAAACACTCTGGCGATAACCGCCTGTTGGTCTTTGAGCTTGATGGGAGAGAGTATTTCTTCAATGGCAATATCAAGGTGTGTGCGGTAAAAAGCTATTTGCTCTGCCCACAATGCATCCTAATCATCGTCCACAAAGCGATTTCTATTGTTGTCCATCAGAATGCACCGTCCCTGTTCAGCTTAGAAGATATACGGTAATATTCTTCAATCATGGCATCAACACTGTCCTTTGGCCATTTTACTTTTACCGCTTCAATCTTCCCGGTTGATTGCAACCGTGCCGCTATTTCAGAGAAGGATGTTCCGCCCTCGCTCTCTCCGGGCTTGCGCTTACAAGCCGCAAACATGTTGGACTTCGCAGACTCGTCGTACATCTTGAAAACCTTATTGACTTCATCAATGCTCGTACCTGTTCCCTTTCGGTATGCGTTCATAGCATTGTCCGCCATCAATGAAAGCTTGCATGTCTTCTTGGCGGCATCACGAAGATGTTCGGTATCAAGGTTGTGTTCCGACATGTAATATTCGTACTTGGCATCGAGATACTCGATGTCTCGCTTTGTATAGAATCCGTTCCACTTTGCGCTATAGACAACTTCCTCGTCGTCTGGCAATGCGTCATCATCCTATACCCTTACGCTTCCAGCAATGGAGTCGGCATTGTATTCACGATAAGCATTGTTTTCTCCAATGTTATCCGAATATACATAGAACGCCTTTAGGTTCATAATTTTCATAAAGTGTCCGCATGCCGCTTCGTTCTCCATCTCTTTGCGCTTGGTCTTGCTGGCACTTATATAGTTTTCATCAGTAGCCAAACGATATGTCGAGCTGCTTAAAGCCCTCTCCCATGTATCGTCAGACCAGAGCCGATTGTTATACCAGCAATATTCACGAAGCGTATCCACATCTTTACAGTGCTTCTGTACGCAGTCCTTGCACCACGCATCACAAGAGGCTTGTGAAACCCACCCTTTGTTTCCGTAGAACAGCGATATCGGTTTTGTCTGCCGACATCTTACGCACATCTTTGATTGTTCCTTGGGGCGTTTCGCTCTTGTGTTTGAAGCAACCTTTTTCTTGGACACAGGAGATGTGCGCTTTGCTTGCAAGGTTGCCATTCAATCACTCCTATTGTTTAATATGTATCCAGTTGGATATCGTATCTGCACTCTTTCCCGTCAAGCGGGTTGAAGAACAGAAGGGTTTGAGCTGGTGTGGCATACAGGCGTTTGCTATTCGCATACTCGTCTGTTCCACACATGCTGCTAATTGTCATTGTCTCAATTCCCAGTTCGTCGAATGACGAGCTGTGATGAACATGTCCCATCACCACATAGTCAGGACGGACACCAAAGTTTTTGTAGAATATCGCAGACACAACACTTGCTGCCTCTTTAAACCTATCAAGGTCTCCGTGCATAGCAGCGAGGACTTTCCCGCACACATTCATGTAAATAAATTCATGAACGCTATGCATAAACTTCACGTTATCCACGTCCTTCAGGCGCTGTTGCAGCCACCAAGGAATCAGCTTCTCGCTATTGTCCGCATGCACGCTGTCAACATATTTCTGCACTGTGCGTGCGTGGTTGCCATATGTGCTGTATACATTCACCTGTGGCACTTCAACGGCAAGGTCAGAGATTGTTTCCGCCAGATATTCGCTCACGTTCATTATCTGTTCGCACCCAAGCTCGCTGGCCTCCACCATGGAAGACGGACGAAGAACGCCATTAATCATGTCACCCATGATTGCGATGTGCAACGTCTTTGGTTTATGCCTACGGAGATACTTCTTCGTGTCAGTCACAAGTTTGCTTAGCCGCTCGATGAATATTTCTGTAGTATAAGCGTTCCACAGGTTTGCCGTTTCAAGACCGTAGTGCCAGTCCGACAGGAACAGAACCGCTTCTCCGTCTTCCGCTTCCTGAATGACCGACGTGTTCATCGGTTTATGCAATGACGGCAGCGACTTTGCAGCAAGCACCAGTTCCTGTGCCAAGTGGTCGGCACGGGCTTGCTCTGCAAGCTGCTTGTTATATACTCTGCGCTGGTCATAGAACTGCTGCTTCGCTTTGTAAAGCTCGTCCAGCTTCTCTTGTTCGGTCGAATAATTAAACTTGTTCAGTTTTGAAAAAACTTTTTCATAGAACTGTTTTCCTGCTTGGTATTGTTTGCGGTAGGAACTTTCTCCCCGAGGTTCTTCCCATTCCTCCCGGCACTCTGCGTTCACGATGTTGGCTATTTCTTCCCATGTAATATCGAGAACACCATTTGACTTCTATTCTCCAAGTCTCCAGATAAACTCGAATTCATTTTCGTTTTCCATGCGTGTCAGCTTGTTTACCATGTATACCTCCATGCCTTTATTTTTGGAGCCGCTGAAAAAGAATCGAACTTTCAACCTGTCGCTTACAAGACGACGGCTCTACCATTGAGCTACAGCGGCATAGCCTGTATTTATAGTGTCGGCGGCACTTGTTGAGAATATTGTTTAAGGAGGCTCTCAACCCTCACTGGAGAAGTAGACGGGCGTCGAACCCGCAGCCTTCAGGTTGGAAGCCTGATACTCTGCCTATTGAGTTACTACTTCATAAAAAATGACAGCTTATAAACCCCGACACTGCCGCCAAAATGTTTTTTACACTGGCACCCTATCCTGCACATCAGATGTGCAAGAGTCAAATGCGTGAAGGAAAATGGCACAGGCTGAAAGACTTGAACTCTCACAAGTAGTTTTGGAGGCTACCGTGCTACCATTACACCAAGCCCGTACAGCTCGCCTATGTTGGCAAGAATTGTCCAGTAGTAATTGTGCGTGGCGGGGCGACACTCCCGCATCTCCAACTTGGGCGACGGCTGCCCGTTCCGTCCTCACGCTTAATGGCACAGGTTTCAACCACGGCTCCGCAGAATCGTGGAAGGTCTCGGCTCTCACGGAACACCGAAACGAAATTGGCGGTTCTACGGAGAATCGAACTCCGCCCTTCGGTTAGACAGACCGACATACTTACCGATATACTATAGAACCATGGAGGGGACAGGTGGACTCAAACCGCCAAATCTCTCGGTTAACAGCCGAGTGCATTATCGTTTTGCTATATCCCCGTACCCATGCTTAAAGGTGCATGGAACCCGCCCCCGAAGTTTGCTTGCAAGCAGAGGCATCGGCAGGTCTGTTTGGTGACAACCGTTGTTGCCAACGGTAAAAATCTTCCGGCGTTTGGCATATCACAATTTTAGTGACAGAGGCTCCGGAAGCTCTGTCCAAGATTAAACGGAAACTTCCTCCTACGAGAGGTTTGCCAACCCGGGCGTAAACACCCCACAGACAGCATAACGCCACTGTCAGGCGATAAGCAGCCAATCGTTTGCTGACAGTCCGGTTGGTTATGGTCACGAACCAACAGAAAAGCCACTCGGACTTTGTACTGCTCCCCAACCATTTGTAAATCCCGTTGCCTGATGGAGACCATCCCATCACAGCAACAGGCAAACTGACAGCCGGGCGTCAGATTGCTCTGACGAGTTTTCCTTCATGGTGGAAAATTGAGGCTTTGCTCCCCACGCCTCCCGCTCCCAAAGCGGGCGCTCTGCTCAATGAGCTAATTCTCCACGGCGTCGTTGCCAGTCGTGACAACGGCGCTTCCGCTCCTTGTACACATGGTACATGAACTAAAACATGTCTCTCAAAAAACACGCCCATTTATAGGCATATTAAAAAACCAGAGACACAAATGTTTTGACGATACGGTACGATACCTATGCGTCCATAGATAATCGCATCCGCTCGCCTTTTAACGACAGGAGCATCAATCCCGCCGCCAAGGATTCTAAAACAGAGACGATGCTTGATGAAGGCACGTCCCGCAAACTAATCACTTGGTGCGTGTAGAGGCGCACATTGCCCGTACACGACAGTTTGTGCTATGTCCTAAAATGGAGCGGTGCCATGAGCATCGCTCCACGAACTCAAATAGCAGAGTTTTCACTTCGCCTTGCGGAGCTTCTCACTCCTGCACACGCAGTCATGGTTCAAGCATCCTGTCTCGGATGCCGATTACCCATGGGTCAATGTAGCGGCAATGTCCGCCCGTAAAACCGTCTGCCGTGTATTGTCTTCCACTGCCTATTTATTTGGCCAAAGGCGATAAGCTTCAATTTGTTTTATTTGCAATTCTCGAATCCCTATATTCGTAAAACTGTTCCTTTTGGCAATACCTCTCACCCTTTCAATAACCTTTAATCGGGCAACAGGTCTGCCCATTGACTCACGTCTCCACGATAATTCTTGGTTAGCTTGCAAATGCTTGCCCACTCCTTTTCGCTGAAGTGTTCGATGCACTTTACAAACCCGGATAACCGTGGGTTTGAAATATCTATTTGTTTTTGATGCCCTATTGCAATGACCAGAGCGTTGTCACATGTCCTGCTCAAAAGGGTTCGCAACTGTGGCGTTGTCATGTTCTGACATTCATCGGCCACAACTATTACCCTACTGGAGCCTCCGAAGTTTCTTCCCCGTATATAAGAGTCCGTCATTGCCGTGATGTATGGATTAAACTGCTTGACCTGTGTCAAGTCTTCTGTCTTGACCACTTTTTCAGGCATCTCTCCGATTGTTGTCAAGGCATCGTACAAAGGATAAAAATATGGTTCACTCTTAGAGTGTAAGTCACCCGCAAGATATCCTTGCTTCCGCTCGTGACATGCCGATGTGATATAAATTATCTCGTCGTATAATCTGTATCGAACCATAAGGTTTGCTGTAGCTACTGCGATTAGCGTCTTGCCACTTCCTGCGGCAGCATCACAAAAAACAATTTTATTATCAGGATTCCATATTGCATCCCGGAAAGTCTTCTGGTCTTCATCAAGCTGTAATCCGTAGAAGATATGCTTATCAAGTGTCATCGGAGGATTATCATACTTCTTGGCTGATTCAACAGTTGGTTCAGCCTTTGGACGTGGTACAGGTGTCGTCTTCCTTGCCAATCATCATCATTCCAATCCTTATATTTGTTTAACCATCCCGTCCAGTGGGGAAAGGTCTTGTCCCAAAAACTGTACACTTTTTGCGACGAATGGTGTAAAAACATAAACCGTGTCTGCATCGTACAGGACGCCAATCTTGGTTTGCTTTGGTTGATATTGCTTGACGCAATCCGATATTTGATAAACGCTGCCACGATAAGAAAACGTGTTCTCGGTATCGACCCTGACAGATTCAAGCTTTCCGCTCTTGAGCATTTCATTCATGCGGACGAACTTTGACTTATGGACACCTTGGCGACCCTCTTTCTTAGGAACGGTCTGTGCCGCCTTGTCATCATTTAATTCTTGGTCATTATCAAGATGCCCATAAGTCTCTGCTTCTAAGTCTGACACCGGGACTTCATTGTTACCAATCTGCATTTCCTTGTAACGTGACAGTATCCCGCTGTCTTTCGTTTCCCCCATCAGCAACAAGTTTCCACAGCCATCAAGGAGCCATTTGATTTTCTCCTCGGGGCATGTCCTATCGTTACGCCTGTAGTTAAGCCAGTTGTTTTCAATGTACCTTGACCAGTTACCCCACACGAAATCTTCGAGCAGTTTTAATCGGTCTGTGTTCTCATTAAAAAAAAGCCGATGGGCTTTTCCGTCAGGAGTTGTAATTGTATAAAAGTCATATGTTTTCTTGGTTTTCTACATCAATGCCCTCCATTCAATTTTTTCTCCCTTCATATAAGATATAAAGGAAAATAAATTTGCGGTTTGTCAATGCAACTTGAAAAAGTTTTATTTTTCTTTTTGCTTTGATGCCCACTCCGCCCAATTCAAATCATTTTGCCGTACAATTTTTTCCACAGCGGAGCGCATGCTTGCGTCAACTGACTGCCGATGTATGTTAAACTCCCTTGCAATGTCCGCCATCTGATAACCCTTCATCACTTCTTTGACGATGAACATTTGCTGCTGGGTCAACCCGCAAGTATCAATGAGCCTATCAAGGTCAATATATATGCAGCAGATGTCTTCATGGAACACCGGGGTTCCGCCAGACAATGTGGGGTCTGTTTCTGTTTCGTACAGCAGCATTTCATAGGTCTTGTCCTACTTGGAACGGTTCAGTATCAGGAGACGCACGATGCGTTCTTCCGACAACGGGCAATAGGAGAAGTCGGGCGGATACTCGTAGTTCATTTTTAATTCAGGGAGTATCTGTCCTTTGCGAAGATTTGTTTCACCGTTCATCATTTCTGCCCACCTCCGTTGCAATACAGGAGTTCCTCGATGTTGACTGGCTCGTCATCTTCCCAAGACACCAGTGGCTCGAGGGCTGTCTTGCACAGGTCTGGCGTCATGACAGAGCCTTCCGCTGGCATCCATACGCCAATGCCCTTTGTGGGCTTCTTGTCATAGGAGCGGAGCCTCCCAACACTATCCATGGCAATCCACTTCGCCATGAAGTGCTTGCGGATGAACAGCAGGAACTCCCGCATTTCTTTTGTAATCACAGGATTGGTAACGATAAGCTCTGGATTATCATGCAGCATAACAACAAGCCAATTCGGGGCGGGTTCAAAGTCTTCTGTCAATCCAACCCGCTGTTCCAGCGAGCCGTTGGAAAACATGAACATATATGGGGTGCTGCCCTCTTCATTTGCAATGGCAAAAACCTGTTTTTCTTTCAAGCATAGTTCTGATAATAAACCGTTCATTCTTCTACCTCCTCTTGGATGGACTGTGCCAGCCGCTTGCCTTGCTCCCGCTTCTGCTTGGATGGCGGGGAAGCAAAGCGTATTAGTTCTTTGGGGAAGGTGTAAAACACAGAACCCTTGCGGACGTTCTGCCGCCAGAGGTAAACTTCGGGGTGCTTCTCCACCATCTTGTTGAGCTTGGTTACGACGGTTGAGTCGGATGTAAACACCTCCGCAAGTTCATCATCCTTGTAGAAGGCGATTGTTGTTTCTCGCTCGTCCATTGGCACTGGGTCAATAATCTCTGGCAGTTCTACCTTTTTCTCTTTATCCATTGTCCTTTCTCCTTTCATAAAACGAGACAGCCTCTTGATGGGCTGTCTCTTATGCACAGAGGGACGGGCAAGCATCCCGCTGAACAGGGCTATTTATATACCCCTATATATATAATACAGCTTGTTTTTCACACGAATTATCGGGTGTCAGAACAAATAAAAAATATTTGAGGAGGTGCATTGACAAAGTGCAGATTTTTTTACCTTTATAATATATATATATAATATCTTGTATATAGTTAGTATATAGATAATATACTTTATAATACTATTAGAGTATTAGTAAATAAGCATATAGAGATATACAGTATTAATAATATTGATTATAGATATCATAAATATTGTTAGTATATTATTAGAAATATACATTCCTATAAGCATATTAAAATGAGGATAATAAAGATTATAGAGATATATCCATATAATTATACCAAGATTATTGAGATATAGTAATTAACTTAATGGGACTAATATTGATTATAGATATATACAACTGTAATATTATACAGGCTATTGATAATAGAGATGTATACCTATAATGGTTATTAAGTTATTGCTTATAATTCTATTAGTGTATATATATAAGACTACTTGTTAGTATACAAGTTTATTGTGAGACGAATCTGCCTGACGTTTGCGCTGTTTGTTTATTGCGACCATTCTCAATCTTTTTGAATGGAATGTTCGTATATTTTAATGAATATGAATCTTTCTGAATGTTTCTGTATGGCGGAGAATACTACACTATTGCTATATCCATAATCCATATCTTATGACTATGACTTCAAGAATAATATTCGTCTTATTTATCCCCAATTTCAAACCCCATTATGAGAACACAAATGAATAACATGTTCACTTTATGCATGAGAGGTCATCAGATGAATTGCGTGAAACGAAAAAAGAGCTGGTGGTGTGGTAGGGAAGGGACTTTAGAAAAGTCTAAAAATATTCCAGCGTAAATAGCCATACTATGCCTTGCTTTATCCCATTGCTATGGGTTTCTTAATAACTATTATGAAACTCAAAAATCTTTTATCAAAAATGAAAAAACACCCAAAAACACCGTTTTTCATAAAAATGCAGTGCTATGTTGATACTGCCGAAAGGCAATCACGGCACGGCGAGCCGAAATCGCCGAGAACGAAAGGAACCGAAAATGGCAAACCAACAGAAGGATTATACCTACTATCCCCTCCAGAAATATCTGGAAAAGAAAGGAACAGACTACATTCCTACCAAAGCCATCGAGTTAGCCCATCTCGCAGCAAGGGCGGCGGCGTCGCTGGATTACAAAAGCATGAACATGTACAGTATTGCTTCCGTTGACAGCATGGTAAAGTATGCCAAAGATAATGGATACACTTTAGAATTGACTACCGAGGACGTCCTATCAATGGCAGTATGTTCAACGAGTAACGGTAAAGACAGCAAGGGTGAATGGACAGTGATACCTGAGCAGCGTTTCCTTGAAAGAATGGT